AGGGCTAACAGCTGCTTCCGCTGGTTATCCGTCAGGTTGGGGTTGTCGAGCTCCTTTGTCAGTTCACGGATCTTATCTGTAAGACCCTCGAAGCCCATGCCCTTCACCTTTATGCGGTACTCACGTCCTGTGAGTGCTTCTATCTCACTTACCTCACGCTGCATGTTTGGCAGTTCGATGCCGAGCTGCAGGGCCTTCTTGCCCTTGTTGAGGGAGTCGATGATACTCTGTGTCTTCTGTATCTGGTCGCTGTCTTCCTTCTGCTGTCTGCTTGTATAGAACTGGATGGCAGCGTCGTAGTCCTTCATGTTTCTGAGGTTGGAGAGGTCGGGCTCAATCATGTACTCGTACTTCTCGTCCAACTTCTTCTTGATATTCTCAAGAGCTGCGAGACCTTCCCTTCCCTGACGTATCTGTGCGGCTGTTCCCTCATTGACGAGCCAGGTATAGTACTCCTGCTTCTTCGAGAGTTCATCGTAGGTCTCTATCTTGTTGTCGTCGATGTCTACACGCGCTGCCATCTCGAAACCCTTCTGCAGTTTCTTCATAGCTTCAATCTCGCGGTCAGTAGCTTTCACGTCCTCAGCTGAATCCAGCTTGCGCTTTGCTGTGAGGTAGTCGAGCTGCTTGGCGACATCATCCACGCTCTTCAGGTTGGCAGGCACCTGCATCTTCTTCTTGCGGAGCTCGATCAGGTCAATCTCCCTCTGCCAGAGTGCAATGTTCTGCAGTATCTTGCGCTGTTCGTCGTTGTCCTCGCCTGTCAGCTTACCTGTATAGTAGTTTACGTTCTTGCGGTACTGTGCTTCGTTGGTAGGCTTCTCGTAGTACTTCGGTTCCTTCTCGGATGATGTGCCACCGGTAGAGAGTCCGTATTTCTTTCCCAGTGCCTTGTAGCGGGCTTCCATCTGCTGCAGCTTCTTGGCTGCTGCCATGGCTTCCTTCTCCATGCCCTGAGCACCTGCCAGACGTGCTACCTCTTCCTTCTGCTTGGTAATCTCGTCGCCAAGATCCTTGTATGACATCGTGAGCATATCCACGTTGCCTTTACCCTTGGCAGCTGATGCCGCCAACTGTTTCGAGAACTCGTCTATCTTGGCCTGTCCTGTGTCTATCTGTGACTGCAGGTTCTGTATATCCTTGATAAGACTGGCACCCTCGCTCTTCAGGTCTTTGTATGCCTGGGAGTCGTATGTCTGGTGAGTACTGATATCGTTGCCGTTCTCATCGGTGCCCTCATAGTCCACATGTACCTGAGCCTTACCCTCGTTCCACAGCTTTCTACGCTTGTCGAAGTTGCTCTGCAGCTGCAGTTCCTTCTCTGCCAGCTTGGTTGAGAGAGCAAGCACCTGACCCTCATAGGCCTTCTGCTTACAGTATATCTTCGACTTCGATGTAAGGGTATCGTACCATGCCGATGCGGTATCGTAAACACCGAAGGCCTGTCCGTACTTGCGGTTAAGCTCCTCAATGGCAGCCGATGTGTCCTGCTTGGCATCCATGAGAGCCTTCAGCGACTTGATGTCCTTATCTATCTCCACCTTCAGCCGTGCCGCCTCGCTCCTACCCTGTGCCTCTGCATCATTGAGCATCTCTTGTGCCCGTTTCTGATCCTCAAGGGCCTCTGATGCGTTTTCGGATGAAGAGGTAAGAGCATCGACTGCAGCACTGATGCCCCACAGCACAAGACCGATACCTGTTGATATCAGCAGAGCCCGCATTGCTACGGCCAGCGATGCCACAGCGATAGCGGCTCCGCGCGAGCCGGTCATCATCAGTGTTACGGCCTGCACGGCCTTGAACATCTGTACTCCCAGCAGCTTGGTGGTAAGGAGAGTGGCTTTAGATGCCACGTTGAGCTTCTGCATGCTCGATGTCAGCATTGCCACCGAAGCGATGGTCATACCTATCTGCGAGCCGAAGGTAAGAACAGGTGATATACCTTTTGTGACTGAGGCGATGAAATCCGTTACCGGTGCAATGGCATTCTTCCACATCTGTATCTGTGACGATCCTGTGGAAGCCATCTGGCTGAATGCCTCATCCATGGTACCGGCTGAATCCTCCAGCTGCTGGATGTTCTCAGCGAACTTACCTGCAAGTTCTCCTGTCAGTGCTCCTGTCAGGCGCAATGCCTCGGCACGTCCGAAGAGCTTAGCATAGATACTCTCACGGAGTTCGCCAGTCTTCTGTGCGTACTCTGTGATAGTCTGATCGAGTTGGATAAGGAACTCCTGCAGTCCTCCGGCTGCCTTGATGCTTGCAGCATTGAACTCAATACCCATGGCCTGCGCCATCTTCTGTGCCTTGCTGCTCTCCTTGGTGAGGGCTGTCAGTACACTACCCAACTGCGTAGCAACCTCGGACGTATTACCCGTAACACCTGTGAGAGTAGACATCACGGCAAGCATCTCCGTGAATGATACGCCCAGCTGTGCGGCCTGACCAGTAACGGAAGGCAGTGCCGCTGCCAACTGCTCGAATGATGTAACACCATTCTTGGCGGTCAGCTGAATCTTGTCCTGAATGTCCTGGGCTGCACTCCATTCAAGACCGTAGTTCTTGATAACTGTCGATGTGACCTTGACAACCTCGCCTACGTCGGCAATACCTCCCACTGCAGATCTTGCAGAGGCATTGAGGTATTCTATCCAGTTGTTCTCGGGTACACCGTTTGAAATGACTTGGTAAAGTCCGTTGGCCAGAGCGTCGCGGGTCAACGGTATGGTCTTCGAGAGTTCGGTTACCTGGTCCTTCAGGTTCTCGAAGCCTGCAGCGTCCTTGCCCGCCATCGTGTTGGCTGCACGCATGGCTGCCGTGAAGGTACGGCTTTCCTCAGTGACGCCGTTGAGTGTGTTACTAATCTGGCTGAAAGCTCCCACCATTCCCTGAAGAGCCAGCGCACGGTGTGCGAGGTTCTCCATGGCCTTGTTGAACTTGTAGGATGATGATGTTGCCAGGTCTATTTCCTTCGAGAGTTTTCCAACCTCGCGGACGCTTGCAACGACCATTTCCTGACCGTCAACAGAGATTTTAATGTTAAATGGTATGCTTTTAGCCATGCTCTGATCAGTTCACTTATTTATTCAACTTACTCATAGTTTCGAGGAATCTCTGCCTGCCTTCCTCCTTGCTTACCTGCGGGGTGTCTGTCAGCGGACGCTTCGGACGGTCCCACGGGAGCGGTATCTTGGGTTTTCCCTTGCAGTGGGGAGATACTACGATGCTTGCGTGCCATCGTGCCACCTCGTACTGCAGCTGTATCTCGCGTTCCCCTTCCTCGTGGTGGGCCTTGCAGACCTCACCGAACTCCTTTGGTGACAGTGCGCAGAAATCATCGAGGCTCAGGTGGAGTACGCCCAGGGCAAAGCCCATCAGCTTCTCAATGGAGTCTACTCCTTTTTTTTTGCGTCACCCTCGTCTGCATCCACGTCACCCTCCAGTACGGAGAAGATGGCCGATGCCTCTTCGGGTGTGATGCCGTCGGCAAACTCATCGAGCGACAGATTGAAGTTTATCTTGTCGTGACGACTTGCGCTCTTGATGCAGCACCAGATGAAGGTGATGAGGTCTGAGAGAGCAGATGTCTGTATCTCTGTAGCCTCACGTCCCGTCTCACGCTTGAACAGAAGCATAGCCCCCATGGTTACCCGCAGGGGATATGCTGTTCCGTTGATTGTTACCTTTACGTCTTTCATCTGCTACCGGATTACTTGCCTGAAGTAGATGCGCTCTTTGGAGAAGCAGACTTGCCGGGATATACAGTAGGCTCACCGTCGCTCTCAAGAGAGATAGAGTATGTGGTATCGTCCTGTGCAGGTGATGTCTCCTCGATAGAGGCGATGACGAAGTTGCCCTGTACGTATGGGTTAGCGTCACCCTCGCGCTGGAAGGCCTTAACCTCCACGCTCTGACCAACGCCCCACTTTGCAGCGATCTCGTTGAATCCGTTCTCCTCCTCACCGTAGAAGCGGAGTCCTTCAGCAGAGATGTTGATACTCAGACCTGTCACGCCCTTGCCCTTCCAGAGACCTGCAGAGTAACCCTCTGAAGCTGCTGGTTTCACGGCACGTTCCTTGGTCTCACTGTTGAATGTCAGTGTATGAGTGGTGCAATGACCTACGGCCTTGCCGCCTACGCTGAGCAGAATGTCGCTACCGTTGATGTAGCCTGTTGCTGGAATTGCCATAACTTATTAAATTTTGATGTTGAACAATAATCCTTGTGCATAGGCATCGTGCTCCCAGGTCTCTGAGCTGTTTACCAGCGTACATGAACGCATCGTCAGTGTCTTGGTCTCGTTGCCGTCCTGGTACTCTATTGAGCACTGCCGGTGGTCGAGGCACTGTTTGACGGCCTCTGCGAGTTCAATGCTGTCCTCATATGTGTCGGCATAGCACTGTATCTCCACGTTGACAGTCTC